AATATAGTAGTATCAATTGATTTTTTCAACTCAGTATTATCATACTTCGCTCTAACTAACTTACCACTAATAATCCCTCCATCAACCTCATTAGATGTTATAAAACCAGCTTCACTTAAATTACCATAATTATCACTTGGTATATCCGATAAATCAGGGTACCCCTTTACCATTGGTACCAGCGGCTTTCTTTTTTGCTTTCTAGCAATACGAAGTCCTTTCGAATTCTTTTGTGGTAGCACAGCCGAACCCGATACTAATATCTTCTGAACCCTTTGTTCGTTATTTAAACCAGTTTGTTGTTTCATCTTATCCTATTATACTAAATGTATAATCTCCATCAAAGAATTGAGGTGTTCCATCAATTACAACTTTGAATTCTATTTTATATATTCTATCAACTTCCCAATTGGATAAGTTTAATTTAAAATAATTACCATCACTATCACAACTTAATTTTGTAAAATTACTAAACGGAATGATTACATCATCTGAATGATAATCTTTAATTTGGTAATACGATAATGTAGGTAAGAATTTACTTATACCATATTGTGCAGTAGATGTGAATGATTTTAACGGATATAAATCCCTACCTATCACTCTCAATTTTGGAGTTGTATTTACTCTGTATTCTTTTCTAAAGTTTCTAATACCAACTTTAATTTCTTCCGATACCAGTTCAGTTAGAGAGCCAGTTGTAAATATCACATCATCCCAGCCTATTCTTAATTTAGGCTGATGTATTGTGTGAGTTTCTTTACTAAATAATTTTAAGATACCATAATCCGTAGAATCACCTTCGCTTTCAAATGGAAGTTTAAGTACTAGCCCATCATTTGGTATAGACCCACTAATCCAATCTTCAACAATATCCTTAACATCCATATTAACATCGGATGTCATATATTGGAAGTTTTGAGTACTATAAACTGAATCATAGAATGTACCACCTAATCCAGCGTATGAACCAGTTGATAATTCTGAGAACTCAGCAGTTTGTAGCCAACGTTGAGTTGTATCACCTTCCCTATTGTTCCAAGTTACACCAGCAGTTGATACATTATCAAATCTAGTACCATTACCCATTTCCCAACTTTGTGAGATTGGATATGCTTCTAATGTGAATTCTAATGGTAGTTCCTCTGAATCAGTTTCTCTCAATATAAGAGTTGCCTCATCCAACTTTACATCACCACTAACAATACTACCAGATACCCCAGTTAAATCAAATTTAAGGAGTGCTCTTGATACATCTTTGATGTTACCATAATATACCTTACTAACTTCTAATACCTCATCTAAACCAGTGTTTTGGTCAGGTTGTTGTAAGTAAACCGATGCATCTTTTGATGCTGTTAAAAAGTAATACATTTATTTAGCTCTTCCTTTTATATCCACATCTGGAAATTTAATTTCAAATACTGACGGGTCTAAAGATGGATATAAAATCTTATCTTTAATTGCAGCTTCTATGTTATATGAATTAGGTGCGTAGTTTCCATGACACTTATTCACTATCTCTAATTTTGGAACTGAACTCACACCATCAACGTTTGCCAATAGTAATTCTAATTCCGAAATGTTTATAGTATTATTGAATGTCCAATTATTAATATCAAAATAATCTTTCATATCACTAATACACTCAGTAATAACTTCACTCTTATTATAGTTGTTTAAAGTTATTACTTCAAAGTTAATCCCAATATTGATAATATACCCATCGGAAATATTAACACCATCAGTTAGAACTTTATATTCGTTTAAATATGTTTTTAGGTTTTCCTTAACCGCTTGATTTAAGTTTGTTAACTTACCATTTCCATCATATCCTAATAAATAAAGATTGATTGCAAACGGATTATTCTTTTCATTATCATTTGAGGTTTTACCGATTAAGAATTTCTGAAGTTCTTGTTGAACTGATTTTCTATCAGGCTCTTGCCTATCCGGCTTATCAACAAATCCCATTACTATATCAGTAAACTCATTAAGAGCTTTAGGGGAAGCTAAAACAGAAGAAGGTGAGTTATTATCTAAAGTACCATCTGCCGTAGCGAAAGCCTTTGCAATTGAACCAAATTTAGTTGGCATTGATAATACTCTAACCTGATAATCCTTAGCGGTTACTGCTCTATTTTGTGCTCCAAAGTTTGCTAATGCGTTTTCTCTTATTTCATCAACAGTATCACCACCCTTTCCACCAGTGGCAGGAACTTCGTTATCAACTGCTACTGAATTCTTAGTTGCGTTATATAATCCAACGGCGTTGTTACTCAACAATTGAACATCCTCTTCAAAGTCAATTGATGATATCTTTGTAAGTGACCCCTTAGATACATTAGAACTAATACCACCACCAACTAAATACTTAACAGTCATAGTTGTATTTGATGGGGATGTTCCATATGTTTTTGTTTTCAAAAAGTTAGTTGGGTCAAATGATTCATTTAACTTACTAATTGAATTAGGTAATCCTAATCCAACATTTTTTAAGTTTGGAATCAATTGTTCATCGTTTGCAGTTGGGTCACCCGCTCCAAATTGAATAGTAGTTGTACTATCACCATTTACCTTCTTAACAAATCTACGAGGAGTTTTTGTTGTTTTTAAAATATAAGGTACAGTTGTTTTAAATTGATATAAATCAGGATCGTTTATTTCAGTATTTGGATAATCTTCAAATACCATCTCTTGTCCTAAATAAGGAACTTCATACCATTTGTTTCCATTTGAATCTCTTACATCGTAAATATCAATTACATTTGTATCACTTAACTCAATAGTTTGAAATGATTCATATGAACCAAATTCAACTTCTTTGGTTTCTATCCGAGCTGATATTGCTTGTACGTATTTCTTAACTAAATAGAATGTGGCTTCTCCACTTATACTATCAGTTTCATATATAGTTATTTCTCTATCAGTATCATCTGTAAAATCAACTACATCTCTCGTTATAAACGATACATTGTTTTTATCAACAACTTGCATTCCTTCTTTAATAGTAAGTAAATAAGTTTTATCAAACGTATTACTACCACCTGTTCCAGTCGATGGAACCAACTGATAAACACTAAGTGTTGTTACCGATGGAGATGTTACTTTTGGCTTATATCCTAAGTATTGTGAAAGTGCTATTACATTTTCAATATCCTCAGCATGAACCATTAACGATTCCTTTAAGGTATCATCAACATAATATGAAAGTGAATCACCAATGTAAGATGCCATTTCTATGAACATCATACCTGGCGATGATTCGTTAAAATCAGAATACGTTTTTGGGAAATAAGTTTTAGCAAACTCAATTAAGTTTCCTCTGTATTGAGCAAAATCTTTATTAAGGTATTTTATATCCTTACCTCTATTCTTAAAGTTTTTATTTGTTTTTGTTAATGCCATATTCTTATCCCTGTGTGGTGAATGTTACTTCGTTTAAATCAGCGTTATCACCAATTCTAAATTTAACTGAAACGTTTATTCTATTGTTGTCCCTTAATGTATCGGATGCATCAATATCAATCTCTTCAGCGGTTACATATGGTAACCATTGTTCCAAGCTTTCATTTATAGTATCTTCAATCCTACCTTCAAAATCATCAACATTTGGTTCAAACAATAATGCTTGTAACCCACTTCCAAATTCAGGTTGTAATATTCGTTCACCCTTCTTTGTTAATAGGAGATTCTTAATATTAGATTTTACTTGTTCCGATGTTTGGAATGTTTGTTCGAATGCCGTATTGGTTATTTGAATAGGCAAAGATATACCAATCGCATAATCGTTAAATGATTGCGTATCCTTTACTATCTTTGAACCTAATTCAACTGCCATAATTTATATTACATTCCAGGTCTCCAAGAACCTTTTGATTTATCCATTGCTTTTATTAGTTCCGAATTATCTCTATTCAAAACTCTATCCAATCCAGCTAATCCAGTTGAAACACCCAATCCTTGCTTTTTACCAGCAGGTTGCATATCACCATACCCCATTTTATCAGCTATACTTTGTGCCCCTAACGTATGAGTACTTTGTGTTCCATATTCTAATGTACTATCCGATACTTCAGTTGGTGCACCAGCATAAGCAGGCATTTTATCTAAAACACTCTTTGAAGTATTCTCACTTAAACTAAGTGGTTGTGTTTGGTTTAGTATTTGATTCAATACTGGATTCTTACTTAACACTCTTTGTGGTTCAGTAGTCTGTATTGATTCATTTACGGTCTCATCCATAAATGTAGGTTGTGTTGGTACTACTTGTTTCTTTGGTTTCAAAGCTTCTCTAAGTTGTTTATTTTCTTTTAACAACTTTGCCATTTCAGCTTTTACTCCAGCCTTTACCAACTTAGGTAGAACTGCTTTTATCTCACCTTCTACAATAAATTGAATTGCTTTTATTAATTTATCTGTATTCATTTTACTTTAGTTTGTATTACTCTCCTTATAAATATTTGATTTAAGTATTTTCGTTTTTTAATCGCAACAACATCCATCATCTTCAAGTTGTTGTTGAAAACTAGCTATATAAGCCCTTACATCAAACGAGTCAACACTCATATCAGGTAATGTTACATTTATCACATTTTGCAATGAAGTATTTCCACCCAATGTATCACTCACTCCATCATTAGACCCATCATCTTGTCCATCATTAGACCCATCATTAGAATCGACATCCCCACCATTTTCATTTGTTGGTGGTGTAATAATATCAGCTTCAGGTATTTCAATTACAGGTGGCTCAGTATTATCATCAGATGGATAGTTAATATTTGGTATTGGTATTGTTGGTGGTACTATGTATCCAGTCCAA